TACGCGCCAACGTATGTAGCGCCTGATTTGCAACTGGATGAGCCGAACTTGTTTGACCTAATCGTAAAAGTGGCCGAGCAAATTAACGCTGGCCGGGAATCGAAATTCCGCGCAAGCACCGCGATTATTTCTTACGCTCGCTTCAACGAGATGCTGATTAAAAAAGCCGTTGACGGTCATTACCTGAACCCGCAATTTGTGCAATTCTTACCAGATGGAACCGCTAATGTAAATGGCGTTCGCGTGATTCCTCATGCCTTGCCTGGAGTAAACGAAATGCTGGTGGGTGACTTTAATTGGGCCACTCAGTTTACCGCTGGTGGAATTGAGGTTGAAATGGGATTCATCGCAAACCAATTCATCAACGATATGATGACGATTAAGGCGCGTAAGCGTACTGCGTTACTCGTTCGTAACGTTGACCTGAATGCATTTGCAAAAGTGACTGACATTCCTGCTGCTATTGCATTGCTTGACTAATCGAATGGTGTAACGAAAAAGTAAAAGAAGAAAAATGAAAACTAAATTCAATTTCCTGATCGTGGGCTTGGTAGCCTTGTTCGCGATTATTGCTGCGCCTTCGAATGGCCAGACGGTTAACTTGGTGTCCGGCACATCGGCACTTTTTGAAACCGTTGTAAATACCGGTACTGCGTTTCTGACTACTCCGCGATTGCTGCAAGAACGTGCAAGCTATACGGTCGTACAGGTAAACGTTACGAAAGTATCCGGTACGGTTGGTGGCACTATTACGCTACTTGGCTCGCTGGATGGGACAAGTTTTGTTGCATTGCGAACCATTGAAACGCAAACCGCTCTGCCAACGATTACCGCTGCTGACGCTACTGCTGCCTATCACTGGCGCATTAACGGTAGTCCGTTTCCGTTTTACCGCGTGAGCTGGACGGGAACTGGTACCATGAACGCCACGTTCACGGCTCAGGCTTATTTTATGCGGCAGTAAAAAAAACAATTCGATGCTATTCACAGCCCTAACGGATTTTGTTGCGCCTCCTTACACGGTGCGCCAATCGCCTGATAGCGATAGTGGCCTCACTGCGTTCTTTACTCGTAAAGAAAAAGAGATATTACAAAAGACGTTGGGGCTGATTTTTTGGAACGCTTTAAAATCTGGCGTTGAAGCCTTGCCTGCTGAATGGACGACAACGCCGCATCCACACTACAGTATAGGTGATCGCGTGGTTTATGGATTATCGATTTATCAATCGACTATCAACAATAATCAAAACGTGCCCGATACTTTAATTGGCTGGACGCTGCAACCTGTCGACCGATGGCTGGTCTTAAAAAAAGGCACCACGTATAACTGGAGCGGATTCGAACAACAATGGTTAGGCTTTAACGAGGCAATTGTGCCGTACCTACATGCTGAATACTTGCGTGAATACGCGCATAGCATTACCGGGTCTGGTGCGGTAATAAGTGCCGCAGAAAATGCCACTATTGTAAACCCTACTCCGATGATTGTTGCGGGGTACAATCGATTCGCGGAACTTATCGGCGTGTTGTACGATGACCAATATCCATCTGCCAACGAAAACCAAGATTCGCTATATGGTTACCTTTACGAAAATTATGAGGACTTTAATGACCTGGTAACAAATAAAGGGTACACCGACTTCCGCGAATACCTGGCAGACAAATTCTGTTACCCGGAATACATTAACGCCTTCGGTTTATGAGAATCATCGAGGATGATATCGGAACCGTAGTGCAGTTAATGCGAACGCTGAACGGAGATGCCGCAGAGGATGCGCCTTACTACATGTTTGGTCACGTTGCCGAAGTTAACGAGCGCATAGTTGCAATGGCCAAAAGCCCGGCAAGGTACAATAAAAGGTTTCCGCTAATTGTTTTGCGCTTGCCCACCACACCTGAGCGTGATGGCGACATGCTGCGATATAGCATTAACCTTGCCATTATTGCGGCCACTGAAAAGAGCCTGAACGCAGAGGAGCGATTAACGCGGGTGTTCAAGCCAACATTGTTTCCGCTGTACGAACGATTTTTTGTAGCCCTCAAACGTTCGGGTTTGTTTATGTGGAGCGGCAATTTGCAACGCCCAGAACACACGTCTATCAACCGTTACTTTTGGGGCACACCCGAAGAAACATTGAACAATAAAAAAGCGGCTCAGCGTCAGGTTTTTAGCGATCCAATTGATGCAATCGAAATTGTGAATTTGAGAATTAACCAAAAAGAAACTAACTGTTAAAAAATTATGGCAGAAATAATCTGTTCTACTGACCCTAAGCAAAACCTTGGTGCCAGTAAGTGTAACAAGTTGCCCGGTCTGTTTGCTGGAGCCATCACGACTCCTGCCAATTTCAGTATCCCGGCTGCAACGTTGGCTAACCCTGCCGCACTGAAGACGTTTCTTCAGAATGCGCTCAAGGCTGGTCTTGCTTCCCGTATTTACTTGTGGCCTACCTTCTCGAATTGCGAGGCTGTGAGTGAAGAGGTGGTGTACGAAGAAACTCCACTGACTGACATTCGTGTCCGTCAGGGCAAGTATCGTTTTCGTGCACACATCTCCAAGAATCTGTGTCTGCACAAAGCTATGTTCAGCCACTCCGGCTCTGACGACCGTGTGATTTTCTTTGACTTGAACAACAACTTCTTTATGACGGAGCTGTCCAACGGAGATGGCGCTGGTTTCCGTACCAGTCTTATCAACGTTGAGAAGTTGATTATCAGCGATGGAAGTGTTGCGACCAAGAGCCCGGTGTATTTTGTACTGAAAGACCACAACGAGATTGACGATCGTGGGTTGATGATCCCTGCCGACTTTGTTGGTGAGTTGATTCCATTGACTGACGCGGAAATCATTCTCAGCAGTGTTCTTGCAGGCTCTTTCACTGCTACGGTACGCTCGAAGTGTGACGGCACTCCTGTTAGTGGATTACTGCTGGCAGATTTCCTTGCCTTCACCTCCGCTGGAGGTGCCCAGAATCCTACCTCAGTAACGGAAACTTCCGTTGGCTCAGGGGTGTACAACGTAGTCCGTACGGGCAATTTCGTTGACGGTACTGTGACGCTTCGAGATGCTTCGTTGCTGACCGTGACAGCGTTTGAGGTACTGACTTCGGCCACACTGGATGTGTCTTAATGCTTGAGAAGCTAAAACAAGCTGCTGTTAATTTAGCTGCCTTAGACCTGGAGCGTGTCGCGCTTCAGGCTCTAAGACAGAATGAGCAAGCCGTATTGGACTTTAACAGAGAGCAGCTTCAAGACTCCTTTGATCGGGAGGGGGAACCATTGGGAGAGTATGCCAGTATTGCGTACGCAAACATGAAAGGTCGAATTACAGTAGACCTGAAATTGACCGGTGACTTTTACAATGCAATGTACCTGAAAGCAGATGAGTTCTCGGTATTATTTGATTCGAGAGACGAGAAGACTACAGAACTAAAAGCGAAGTATGGTGAAGAGATTTTTGGAACGGATAAAGTCAACACTGAAAGAGTGGCGCAACAGATTGT